TTTTTTATTCCTTATTACTTATTGAACAGGTAGGTGATTAAGGTGCCAAAACCACCCACCACGCCTGTAATGATTATCCAACTAATTCTATTTATAATATTTACAGTTATCTGATTTTTTTGAACGATCTTTTCCATCTCTGCTAGTTTATCATAGATGGTGTAAATATCTTTTCTTAGGATCTTATGATCTTCTTCTTGATTAATCAGTTTTTCCTCGACTCTTGCCATATGAACAAGAACTTCAGAGAGCTTATCAATCTTAGTTTCAATTCGATCCATGCGCTCTGCGTTAGTTGCCATTAGTTATCTACCTTTGCTCCAGCTCTCCATTGGTAACAAGACCAGTACCTAGCTTTCCATTTAGGTCCTGGGTTTTCACAATTATGTCTAGCACGAAAGCTTTTGCGGCGATTAGGATCGTCACGTTTGATTTCCATATTTGGATCACCAAACCCCAGCTTAATTACATTACCTTTTTCGTTTTTAACATAAACATAAAATTTCTTTTTACCGTCATTAGAACGGAACGGGTCGTTAAGCTTTACCTTACGACCTTGATATTCAGACTGTTCTACCAGAGGTGGCTCATCTATGTAGCAACCGAACGACTTCATTTTGCGGCCTGCTTTGCTCTTTGCTTTTGTTGCATACCGCGCAGCTTTTGCCTGTATTGTTTACGCTGATCTAACTCTTGCCTAGCTTTTTCTCGTTCAGCATTTTTTTCATCGCGTTTTCTACGGGCATCTGCAACTTTTACGGGATCAAACCGGTCTCTAGCTTTTTTAGCTGCATATGCTGCACCACCAATAGCGCCTAAAGCAGCAACTCTTGTTGCTGTTGCTGCAGCACCTTGAAAACCAACTTCCATTAATGCATCGTGATTCTTAATAGCATATGCATTAGCTTCGTCTTCATTATCAAACTTAGCAACCTCTTTACCGTCTTTATTGTAGACACAATACATATCACCTTTTTTAGCTACGTGCTTGGTTGGGTCCATTTTTTCATCTACACGATCATTAGTCTTAACGATGTTAGATTTATTAGGAACCATCCGCACCTTCTTTTTACCGGTAATAGGATCATTGTACATCTGAGGCTTTAAAGCAGCAGAGCGATTAGATACTTCATTATCTTCACATGCTTTGGTTTTATTGCGTAATTCTTTAAACTTCATTATCGGCTCCCAAACTCGTGACCTGCTACACGTTTCATTTGATTAGTAAACTCTTTATAAGAAGGCTTATCTTTGTAAAGCTTAATAGAAATCTCAGGCCGGTCTTTACCTTTAATTCTCCACTTATAACCTTTTTCTTTATGCTCGGGCTTAGTAGTCTTTACAACTCTGCGCTTATACCCAGCTTCCCAAGATTCAGATTTACCTGGACCTTCATCTACTTGTCCAGGAGTCTTCTTTTTTGTATGTTTAGTATATTTATCGGTACCAATTTCATAGTACTCTTTAAACCGTTGCATTTCTATAAACCTATTTTACACCAAATGTATGGCTAGTGCTATATGCCGTTTTAGATGCAGTTGCTGCAGCGCTGCTATTATTCATAGCATCTTTTTTATTTTGGCGATGTTCAGCATCGTGTGTTCCGCCAGATTGTCTATGCATACTAATTTCATAGTGGTGGTCAGAAGCATCCTGGTGCAGATCAGCTGCTTTATCATGTTGCTTAGCAGCAGCCTCATGTTTTTGTCCGCCAATCTTACGGTGCTTTTTGGCCATTTCTTTATGATCATCAGCATGGTCCTGGTGATGATCTGATGCAGATCGAGAAGTAGCGCCTTTTGGCATATATTGATTTTCTTTAATAACTGCTTCAGTTAAATTCTTTTTAAAAGTAAAATAGTCCATTAGTTTATTTCCTTACTTTAGCAGCTAAATCTTTATCTGCTTTGCCCCAGGTACCAGAAGATTTGGTTACAAATGAATTGACCCGAGCCATTCCCCATTGTTGAGGAGTGGTCCCGGGCCTATGTCCTGTTTTCCATGCAGCTACACCACGATTATATACTTTTCGCAAAATACCTAATGGCATACCACTTTTTTCAGCTTTGTTCTTTAAGCCTTTAGTTGCATCTTCATTTAAATATGATTTGAAACTAAGCATTGAACTCTCCATACATTTGTTTAAATCTTAGTGTGTGTTTAGATGGCTTAGTCTTTGCGGACTTATCTCCAGGAGCAGCCTTATAGGCTTTAGGGTCATCATCAGCCATCTTGGCCTGCTTCTTGAATTGCGCATCTCTTTTAACTTTAGTAGACTTAGAAAGGCCTTTATGGTATGCAGCAGGCTGTGAACCCTTACGATCCTTGATATCAGCATCTTGTGCTTCAGGTACACAGTTAGGTACTCGTTTGCCGTTCTTAGTTTTCATTCCTACTTGCTTATAGTTATCCCAGCAAGCCTCTTCCACGGAATCAAGCCACACTCTTTTCTTTTTTCCATCAAACTCTACAATTAAATAGTTTGATCCTCGGTGAGTTACAGTAGCCAAATCTCCAGATTCTTTTAGTACAACTTCGCTACCAATAGAGAATAGTTCGCCGTTAACATAATCCTCACGTGTTTCGGAAACTGGCGCCAACATAACATGTTGAATAAATGATTTATTTTCATTTAGATTCATTCCTTTTCGAACTGCATTAAACAGATCTTTTGCTAAGGCGTCGTTTGCTCCTTTAGGAAGACCCATGGAAAATTTACGGAAATCATTATTCTTAGCATATTCGCGTTGCTTAGAAGCCGATACACCTGATACATCATCCGAATCAGGGTCACGCTCTCCGGCAGAAATTACTTTAATAGTGTCAAACTCGTATTTACCGTGCCTTGCTTCTACACCATTATATTGCTTAAGTAAATCATTGAATTTTTTAACTCTATCAGAACCGGCAATTAGAACTAAATTCTTATAGCCTTTATTATGTATGTACATAACTGAATCAAGAAAAACCTTTGCAGACTTATCCATAATAATATTTCTTGCGTGTTTTGGAAACATCTTACGCATGAATTTAATTTTAGTAGAATGGTCTAATGGATTCTTTTTAGTATCGGTTGCCTGAGAGGCGAAGATAAAGTAATCTTTACCTCTGGCAGTCTTAGCTAACTTATCTACTAGCTTTTCGTGACCAGTCGTCGGTGGATTAAATCGCCCATAAACGAGATAACCTACGGAGGACTGTTCTTCTAAATATCGCTTAAATCCATTGATCATAATTAGTACATTCCCGGGGCTTTAGGACGTGACTTACCTTGACGTCTTGAAACATCAAGCTTTCTTTTAGTTGGTAGAAGTCTCATAGAGATTCTACCCATTGCAGGCTGGTGCTTAGTAGCAATACGCTTTTCGATACGAGACTTTTGAGCGTGGCTCATACCTCTTTTACTTTTACCACCATAGAACCTTTTGGTGATAAGATCAGTAGCAGTTCTACGACCACGTCTTTTTAATCTATTAAGTGTGGCAGGACGGCGGAGTGCAATTTTCTTTTGACGCTGAAGCTTTTGCTTATAGCGACGTGCAGCAATTGCTTTCTTACGTCTACCTTGAAAAGATAGTACTTCAGAAAGGGCTAAAGACTCCCCCTCACTTGGAGAGGAAGTCTCAGCTAAAGCAGAGAGGAAGTCTTTGAACCCAATCATATTAGAACTTAAAGCCTACGCCGACTTTAAGACCATCAGCAGTAGTAGTCCAATCGTTGACAGTAGTATCGTCATCGTCGTCAATAACGTCTACAGACCAACCGTAGCTAATACCAATAGAAGCACGCTCGTTCAGATCATGCGAGTAACCTACACCGTATGAAGCACCACCCCAACCGAGGTCTACTTCACCAGCAGAAGCCAGATTCATAGAAGCGCCTACCCATGCATACTCACCGCCAATAATGCCAGGAGTCATTTTCAAGGTAGGATCAACAGTAAGATCACCCCAGGTGTTACCGTCGCCACGACCAATCAGGTCACCGCCAGAAGCACCCCAAGCATAGTTAATGCTTGTATCAAGGGAAGCAAGACCTAAGTCCATACCGGTACCTACACCAACGGAGTAGTCATCGGCAGTATTGTCGCCACGGTCTTTAAGTGTAAAACCTGCATCTACGCCAAAACCAGCGACGCCCAATTCTGCACCAACGGTCCAATCGGCGTTACCTTCTAAATCGGTAGACACGCCTACAGTCGCGTTGGACATAAGAGCATCATTACCAGCGGCATCTTGTGCAATTGCAGGAGCGGCTACGGACATAGCCACAATTGCGGAAATAAGATATTTCATATCGTTCCTCATTATTTACTCCAACCCGAGAGAATCGTTGGGTCAAAGTTATTTGTTGAAAATTCATAACGATTTACTAGCTTAACAGCATTACCAGCTAGCTTATCAATAGCGACGTAACCTTCAGGTTCAGTTGATCTAAACCCTTTGGTTGTTTTTAAGAACGTTTTGATGTTCTTAATACTGTTCAGTTTATTTATAAGTAATAACTTTGCAGACACAATTGACTTTTGAAGGTCAAACATAGCTTTCAAGCTTTTCTTATTATCAGAAGAAAAGAACTTCAATACTTCAGACTGTTTATTTTTCCAGTTCTGCTTACCTTTTTCGGTTTTTTTAGTATCTATTTCTTTCTGATATTTATCACTGATAAACTGAATCAGATTCCGTACATGTTGAGTAGTATCACCTATTTGTGTATTGCTACGGACAAAAGTATTATTAAACCGCTCAATCATTTCAGCTAGCTTTCGATCTTTTTCTAGATCTTTAAGAGTAGAACTCTTAACTTGATTAAATAACTTACCTGCTTCAGATAAGTGTTTATTAACTGCTGTAGTTTCTTTGTCTGACAAAGTTGCCACATTAGTTAAATCTCTAAGCATGGCATCTTGTTGCCACACACTTGAATTCTTTTTAAGCTTAGTAACATCCACACCATAAGATGCTTTCATGTTTTCGAAGCTGTCTCCGACGTAGGTTGTGTGCCAGACAACTCCAATTTGCGCTTTTCTAATTTCTTGAGCGTCCTTACTGCTCTTTTCGATAGCATAGACAATCTTATTAGGATGAAACGCGATGTAATCCACTCCATCGATCTTTTCGGATAAAAGAGTAGATTTCGTAAAAAGTAAATCACCTTGAATAACTCCTTTAATGCCTAATCCAGAAAAATACTTTAGTGACATCTTCAACTTTTCAGCGAGGTCACCAGATGCATCTGCATCGATATCTGCATTAGTCTTATATACTTTGGGATTCTTGTTGAAGATGCCTTTTTTGGCAACAAAGAACTTACCGTCAGTAGGATCAGTACCACAAAATATTGCTGGTGCACCATCCCACTTAACACTGACATTACCAGAGTGTTGACCCTTCATCATGTCACGAAGTGATCTGAGAGCCATGATGGCATCTCTAGTTCCTTTGACTCCACCATACAGAACATTGTCCTCAATGTGAGTCATATGAGTATTTTTTTGTTCGGCTACAAACTTTTTAAACGTTTTCATGTTGGGTAATGGTTATCCAAAAACGTGATTATCGATAAATGTTTTACTGAGTTCACCAGTTGAATTGGAATCACCAATCCTTCGACAGTTAACATAAACTTCAGTTCCTGTTTTAAACTGTCGAATACCTAACGGCGCATTTGGTGCGCTGTCATTGTTGTACTCCCAATATGGGTAATTGCTACTATCGCCTGTGATTATTGGAACAAAGGGCATATTAGTTATCCACCAAAATTAGATCAAAAATAATGATTGTATACTAATATATTTATATCTTTTATTTTTCTAGCTTCATCTTAAAACCGAGTTTATTTCCAGCAGAATATCCTGCCCATCCAAATTCAAATTTAGCCTCTCTAAAGAAATTAC